ACGTTACGGTTTTTCCATATAAATAAGCGATCTTTAATGTTCGCAAATAATCTTCATAAGTTTCGTGCTTTGCTGGATAGGTTTCTACCAAGCAACACAACTCCGCATCTTCAAGCTGTTGCTCGACACACGGATTAAAGCCCATAACGTTCATGTCATCATAGCGCTCGGAATCCTTAAATCTGCCGCGAGTTCTGGCGTTGTCCAGCCAAATGTAACCTGGCTCACCATTCTTCTGACTCTGTTGGGCGTGCCACGTATAATCCATTCCCACTTTGGCGTGAAAAGAATTATTGGAGCCCCAACGGTGGTGATATAGTTTCTCTTGATCGTTTTTCATCTCAAGATAATGTTTGTCGTTATATTCTCCCAGCGCTAACGCAGCCGAACGACGAACGTTGCCGGCTACCACACACCGCCCAATCAAATTTTCAACATCGACAATATCGACCGATGTGATAATTTCTCCAACTTTGTCAGTAAATAATTCTGTAAGATTATCGTGAACTTCTTTCAGGGGCGCATAGCCACTAGAAGTTCCACCAAAACCAAGAATGGGTGCTCCGAGAGGGCGGATTGCCGAATAATCAAATTTGGGAACCTTGTTGCCGAAGAAAAAGCCATTCAACAGCATGTGAACGGAATTAACCCAACCTTCTCTCGAATCGTCAATGACGTGCGTATCGTTGGTATACTGTGGCTCTCGAATCGTGATCGTGCCCGCGCCCAAAGTATCAAAACCAACACCAATGCCCAACATAAGGGCGTCCATCATCCACGAAAACAAATAACCGCCTTTTGTGGACAGATCTTTGGTGGAACGGAAAGCGCAATTAAAAAGTCCTGCGCCCGTCTTCTCTTCAACAAACTTTGTACCCATCATCCAAAGGCCGCGGCCCGGAGGAGTCCACTTCAAATTAAAAAGCCGATCATAGGCATCTTTCGCGGTTCTCTGTGCCTTTGAGTCGTTCCATTCAAGACCAAGAGTAATAACGTGTTGCTTCTGAATATTAAACATTCCCTCCACGACACGGCGGCAGGTTTGCCACCACTCTTCGCTTCCGGTTGCCTCCGGATCAAACTCGTTGAGCCGACGAGAGTACGTCCGCTTAAATGTTACATAGCCAAGCGGTCCCCACGGGACTTCCTGCTCTTTAAAGGGTTCAATAAAAGTATCTGATAATCTAAAACGTCGTGTATTCTCTAGTGTCCTCATTTGTTATGGTCTCCTCTTAAATTTTTCATATTTGTTTTGTAATAGGTCTTTCTGCATTTTTGACGTTAGGGCGACTGGATTTAATTGCACTTGGTTTGTAACGCCGGGCGCTTTTGGCAAGATACGAATTTTCACATTGGATGTATCCATAAATATGTCATAAACTATCCCATCGGGGCCATTTCTGTTCTTGGCAATAAATAACTTTCCCTGGTTCTTCTGCTTATCTTCAATTGTACGAGAAACAGAAAAAATGAAATCTGCTACAAAACATTTATTGAACGCTTCTGAAATTTGCTCCATCGTAATTACCTCTGCGTTAAGACCGGATCGGTTCGTTTGAGAAGCTGTCCAGATGGAACATTCAAATTCCTTTGCAATACCTCGTAGCTCTTCATAAATAGATTCGAGTTCGCTCCGAAGTTCTTTTCTGACAACAATTGGCCTTAATAAATCTGCATAATCAACGATGACTGCGCCAGGCTTAATTCCACGCTTTACAAGGCGAGAAAGGTGCGAACGAATCGTGTTTGGTGAAGCAGATTTTGTGGGGTATTCTTTGATTATTAGTCTACCATCAATGTCACTAATTTGTTCAAAGATTTCTTCTTTAAATGAAGGCAAGTCTGAAAGCGGGTAGCCAGTAATACAGCTATCATATCTGTTGGCGATCACGGTGTCGCATAGCTCAAGTGTATAATGGACTACAGTTTTCCCCTCTTCAATCGCTTGTGCCCCAAGGTGAACCAGAACCATCGACTTGCCGGCGCCAGTGGGAGCAATCACCACTCCAAGTTCGCCTTTACCCAGGCCGCCACCACAAATCTTGTCAACGTCCCCCCATCCAGTTGTTAAAGGATTTCGGTGCCTTGGTTTATATCTCTCCTCAAAATCTTCAATAAAATCATAACCGAAATTGGTTTCTGAACCTAACTTGAGCGCATCATTAATAACTTTTGAGATCTCATCAAACGAGCAACTCTGTAGTAAATTCACGGACTTAAGCATCGCTTCTTTTAAGTTCTGCTTTCGACAGAAATCTAGTGCCGTCTCTTTGATATATTTAATGTCATCAAGTTCTTTGGTGTGAATGCGAGCAAAATAATCTCTGACTTGCTTTTGGATTATCTCATTTTCATCTTCCAGATCGGTTCTGAGAATTGAAATGAGCGCATCGACAGACGGATGCGTGCTATATTTTGCGCGGTAATTGACGATCTTTTTTACAAAGACGCGCAAATACTCAAGTTCTAAAAAACTAACGTCTAGAACCTCTGTGATTTGTTCGGCAAACGACCGGTCTTCGAAGATAAGCTGCGCTAACCCCTCTTGAAACGCTTTGCCATATCTTGCGAAACTACTGTTATCGGATGGAACCATTAACCCCTCTCTATGTAATGGTAAGTATAGCACAGACACCCCTAATGTCAATGCTAAATGTGATCAATTTTGTGGAAGATTATACTGATAATTGATGCGATTCAGTTTTTCTTTGAGATCTTCCCAATTTAGCTCTCCGAAACCATCTTCGCGCATCATGCCAATAATTTCAGTTTTATTGAAAGTGGCCTCAAAGTTCTCAATCGACTCTTTAACGTGGATCTTCGACTGAATAGACATTTGTGGAGCATACAGTTGCATCATCTTATAATTGTGCTCGATGAGATCTTTTCCTTCGACAATGTTGGAATAAAATTTAAGATCGCTCTCGACACTTTCGCAATGTTCAATAACATCATCAATGTTATATGTCTTTTCTTCAGACAGGAAACTCAAACGCTTTTTAACAGTGCCGAAACCAACACCACGGATACCAGGAAGATTATCTGAAGAATCCCCAATGATAGCCCTTGCAAGGGCCATGTTTGTTGGATGAACGCCGGTTTGTTCAATGATACGACGAATGTTTAAATACTCGCCCTTGACAGGACGAAGCAAGATTGTCTCGTCATCGCATACCTGCATAAAGTCCTTGTCATTTGAAACAATCAACTTTTGCCAGCCCTTATAATAAGGCAAACGCGAAACATACGCAATAATATCGTCTGCCTCGACCTCTGGGATCATTGCCTGAACGATAGGCATCTCATTCAAATACTCGATAAGGCGCGTCTGCTGCCAAATCTTATTCTTCAGTTCCTCGTCGTCTGTAAGGTTGTGGAACGCCCGATTTAACTTAATCGGCTTCCTCCCTGACTTATAATTTTTGTCCATTGTCTTGCGCTTGCGAGAGCCATCCGGCCCATCCCATATGATCACCACCTCATCAGGTGAAGTCTCGCGCACAAGCTTTTGAAGGATCATAAAAAATCCTTTGATACCGCCAATCGGTTGTCCGTTTAGTGACAACGAAGGATTAACGATATATGCCCTCAAATATGCATTCAACGCATCAATAATTAATACTCTTTTCATTTACTTTTGACTCCCTCAAGTCTGTTAACTTTAAATTTAGCTCTCACTTATAACCTCTATTTCGTCTCTATGGGGGACTATTATGTGTTCTGAGTCTGTCCCAAAACACCAAAATGTATTAACGTCGGCGCCAGATTCATATGTTCCTGTAACAACACCAATATATGCTTCTCCAGCATAATAAGCGTCATCTGGATATCTTACCTTAATAATATCGCCAATTTTCATAGTTTGTAGCTCCCTGCAACCTCATTATCAATCGTATACACCACTCGCTTTACGCCAACGTGCTTCATGGCAGCGTGGCACATTGAGCACGGCTTGCTCATTTTAAAATCCCCCTCTTTTCCCACTCTCGCAACAAAAACTGTTGCGCCCTCGGTGATGGAGCGATCAAGTCCCAGGATTGCTCCCAATTCTGCGTGCATTGTAGCGTGCCCGGGCTCTTTGCGAAAGCGGTTACCAAAAGAGCAAAAGCTTCCTTTGTTAAAACAAGTATTGCGAACACTAGATCCCTTAACTAGTACTGCGCCATGGCGATAATCCGGATAAACTGATTGAGTTGCTACTCTTTTGGCCAATTCCATATGGCGGCCGATCTTACCGGTGTAATCAAAAAATTTATCCGCGCTCTTAGAGTTGTACTCCATACATTCACTCATAACAAAAACCTCCTGCCGACTATACTAATATAACCGATCAGGAGGCTCTTGTCAAGCAGTTATTTTGAGAATCTCAAAGGCGGATAGCAATCGCCCAATGTCCGCTGATCCAGCGGATCCCCACCCAATGACCTGGAACCCAATTCCAAAGAATGCCATTATGTCGATAATGCGAATGGCGATGAACGTGCTTGGGCTTGTGGTGTGGAGTGTGTTGCACCTGATGGTGCGTGTGGTGCTTCGCCGGCGCATGCGCCTGTCGTGGGGCGTGTCGGGCCTCTGCGACATTCATTGAGAACAACATTAATAGTGCTGATAAACTTACCATGATAAATCTCCTTATGCGGTTGCTTCTTGTGGAACAGTCAAATCGTCCGGTTCGGCATAAAATGATTTAGCGTCACCCTGGCGCCGATCAAACTTTTCAACTATTTCTTCGTCCATTAGACGAATTATGTTAGCACGAAATTCATTATCATTTGTAATTAATTCGTTCCATTTAGAAGGTTGGAACTTCTTTGTATAGCCATCTTCCATGGATAGTGTATACCATGAGCCAGCGCTTTTCAAGCGTTCGGATCCCTTAATTGCATCAAACCACGATTCTTCATCTCGGATTCCAACATCCTCGGTTCCCCATAAAATACGAAAAGCGCAGTTCCTTCCGGTACTTCCAAAGCGCGACTTTTCAATCTTCACCTTCACCTCGGATCCAATACGAAATCCTTTTTCGTCATTAATAAATGCGCTCTTTGCCTTTCGACCGGTTAACCAGATCCGCAGCGAATATGAATAATGCATCGCCTTGCCGCCAGGAGTAATATAGGGTGTTGTCATCGCAACGATGTGCGCGTTTGGCCCTCTTGGAATGTTGGTCTTCAACTGATTAAGAACAATCAGTGTTGCCTGCTGATCCGCAATAGGAATGACAAGTTTTGACATTGCCTTTGCAAGAATTCGTGCTTTCACTGCCATCGATGATTGCGGGTTGAAATCTCCCTCAACATCTGATATAGCCGGCGTAAATGCCAGCGAATCCCAAATGAATACTAATTTTTCCTCAGTTGCGCCGAGAAGTTCCTCAATCGTCTCCAGCACAAACTCTACGGATTGTGCCTGAACGTACATTAGGTTTTCTAAATCACATCCGGCCTTTTCCAAAAACGATGGATCGATGGCAGATTCAGAATCAAAATATACAACCACTTTGCCCATCTTTTGGGCGTTGGCTGCGATCTGAACTGCCATATATGATTTGCCGGTTGCTTCCAGCCCAGCGATTTCTGTAACCTTTCCTACGGGAATTCCCGATACTTGCCCCTTACAAATGATCGAATCCAGCCAACGCGAACCGGTTGGAATCCACTCTTTTACTGTTGTGGGGTTGTCGCCGGTTAAGTCGTGGGCGACCGTTCTGCCTGCCTTTTTATTTACTAGCTTCATTAGATCGTGAATAGGCACACGACCAGCCTTAGCTTTCTTAGCCATTAGATAATCTCCTTATTTTGTCTTTATTTTATTTTTTTATCTTTATTTTATGGTGCTCTCGCACCACTATAATTATACCACGACTTAACGAAAGCGTAAATAAAAATGCCCCCGAAGGGGCATTAAAGTGGGTGAGGCACCTGATAACCCTGTGCCTCCCTGTGGGTGAACCTAAAGTTAACCGGCTAGTAGTTCATCAAATGCGCGGTCTACGGTATCCTTCTTTTCACCCCCATATTTTGTAGTCTGGGAGG